GGAGCAAATATATCTAAGAAAGATATGGAGATGCTTATAGAGAAAGCAACTCAAGCAGCACCTGCACAGACAATAAGATTAGAGCAAGCACCAATGGTTATTGCACCCTCAACACCACCTAAGAAAGGATAATGGAAAAGAAAGAAGTGAAATGGTCTAAGATATTTGCTCTTGGACTTGGAGGGATAATTGGAATATCCCATATTGGTATGATAGGAACACTTTCTAATCGTCAAAGTAAATTACCAAGCATCAACTTACCAGTTGGTCCTTATACATCATACAAAGCAGATGTTAGTCATGATGGATATTACATAGAATATAAGGCAAACGATCCAAAAGTCATGCGTGTGGAAAGGGATAGTAACACGAAAGGTGGCTTTCTTGGGTTGGCTAACAACAAAGTTAAAGTCGTGGAACAGTACACGATGGACGGTGCAGTTCACACAAAACCAATCACAGTTACAGAAGAAGATAAAAGATCAGAAGCCTGTATCAAAGCAATCGGAGGAGCAGAAGGAACAGGAAGACTCGTGGGTTCCAGCATTGGTGCTAGTGCTGCTCCTACTCTCTCTAACATTCCCTTTATTGGTTGGGTTGCTGCTGGTTGGGTAACTATGTTCTCAGGTAATCAAGGTGCAGAGATCGGTGGTCAGATGGCTGAGGATTTAAACAAAAATTGTTAGTGTGTAAACCGACACATTGATGCGTAATTATACCTATACGCTATAATAAATAATAGCGTACTGGAGTTGAAACTATCATGTCCCACTACACACTAGGTTATTACGACCAACAAAACAAAATTCACGAAATGTGCGAATATGCGGAAGACGCATTTGAAGCAGTAAAATTTGCAAGAGAGGATGTTCCTTATCTACAGGAACATCCTTTTTCTTTGCATATGATAAGGGAGGTAGAATGAAAAATATACCAATCCGATCAACGACGATCCTTTTTGGAGTCGTTTGTATAGCAATATTTACATCAGTTAATTACGCTTGGTTATGAAAAAATTTAATACATGGGTCTTGGATGTAACAATCTACATCCTTGACTTCCTATACAGAGGTAGAGACTTTCAAAGATTTTGGGTTCTAGAAGTGATTGCTAGAGCACCATACTTTGCGTTTATTTCTGTTCTACATTTCCGTGAGTCTTTAGGACTTAGAGGTGAAGAACACATCTACTTAATGAAAGAACACTTTTATCAGGCATTAAATGAAACAGAACACTTGGAAGAGATGGAACTTAGAGACGGTAACAGGTATTGGATCGACAGATTCTTTGCCAAGCATCTCGTTTTACTTTATTATTGGATTATGGTTGGGTACTATCTTTTCGATCCTGTTGACGCTTACGACATCAACATGAAGATTGAAAAGCATGCCTTTGAAACTTATACAAAATATAGTGCATATCATCCTTTAGATACTAAGATTGCAGAGATCGCTCAAGATGAATATGAGCATTCCAAAGAATTACAAAAAGCGATGTTAATGATTGCATAGATAATACTAATCATATGTATTAGTTTATGTTATCTACCAATTATCGTTTAAGATTAGAAGGAATCTGTAAAGATATCGCATCAGGAACAGAGGTCAGTATGAGTGATATGATATGGGCACAGAAACTTGCGAAGGCTAATACAAGTGCAAGAGGTATGTTAAGTTCAGCGAGAAGAATTGCAACAGATCCAGACGGATCTTGTTTAAAGTATCTGGATATAGGAGATCCTAAGTCAAACAAAAAAGGATTTAGTGGTGCGGATGATATAGCAGATTGGTTTAAGAATGATAGATCTGATGATTGGAGACAACGAGATTAATGTGGAAAAAATACTGGAAGTTTAATGATTGGGTTGCTGAGAAAGTAACTGGCGAGAAGTTTGACTCCACGCAAGAATGGAAAGAAATTCCAGAAAGATGGAGACGTTTTAAAAAAGAACCATTCAAATATATTAAGACTACAGGTAAAGATATTCTTGCTACAAATGTAAGACATGCTTATAAAATTTATAAGTTCTTTAAAAAAATAATTCCATGATAGTCTGGAGTGTTGTCTGGATGATTGTTATCCTGTTGATTTCTGTGTCAGTTGTGATATACTATATTATGAGATACGATCATTTCTTTCCAAATGAATAAGTTAGCAATAATTCCAATATTCTTTTTGACCATGTGTGGTACAGCACCAGTGACTGATCCACCTGCCCACGCTTGTAGTCCTCGTTTGGATGGTAAACCAACATATTGTCCTGATGAAAGAGATTTAATATTAGTACCAAGAGATAAAATAACTTTACCAAAAGAACAAGCAAAAGGAGAGATTGATATAACAAGTCCATATCATCTTCAGAGTTTGCAGATGATGTTCCAAAGAAATATGAGAAAGGGTGAAATTGAAAAAAATGCGACCACACCTTCTGATGCTATAAATAATGCACTAATGGAATTTAACAATGGGAGCAATGACCCCACCAAGTCGGAAGAGTTGTTACAACTTCCGAGTTATCGAGATCAACCGAGTGGTTGATGGAGATACAATAGATGTAACAATAGATCTAGGATTTGATCTATATAAAAAGGAAAGAGTTCGTATTGCTGGAGTTGATACTCCTGAGAAAAGAACTCGTGATCTAGAGGAGAAGGCACTTGGAATCGACGCTACTAACTGGCTTAAAGAAAAACTGGAAGGGGCTATTGATGGTGACGATGATCTCATTATCCGTACTGAGCTTGATGGGGGTGTCGGGAAGTACGGGAGGTTACTGGGATGGTGTTACATCGGAGACTCCGACTTGTCTCTCAACGAGATGATGATTACCGAAGGATATGCTTGGTCATATGACGGAGGTACTAAACAAAAAAACTTTGAAGAACTTCGTGAAATACGTAGATCTTTTGGAACTTTACAGGAAGGTTAATCATGTTACAGAAAATTATCAATGGAATCGCTATTGCAAGTGGTGTTGTATCTATCACCGTCGTTGGTGCTGTTGGGATTGTATATCTCAATAAGGATGCGATTATCGAAAACGTCAAAAGTAAGGTAATGGAATCAGTATTACCAGGTGGAATTGGAGGAGCACTAGGTGGAGCAGGGAGTTTAGGTTTACCTGCACCATCATCACCAGTACCAGATAGAGCAGAACCTACAAATCCTATGTCTCCAATACCATTAGGATTCTAGTGAAACTGTTGTTGAAAATTGGTGTTGGTGTATCTTTAGGTGTCAACCTTTTTATATTTTCTGCTTTATTATATAATTTAAAGATGTATGATAAAAGAGTTCATGAAAATAGAAAGTTTATTAAAGATACCATTGTTGAGGAGGTTTACAAACAGATAAAATTTGTCATGCCTAAACAATCTGGTGGTGTTATTAAGTGACAATACCACAAATTCCTTTAATTAGAACTAATAATATTCCTCAAATTGTTGTACCTAACTGGCAACAGTACGAACGTAGTGTGGATCATTTAGTTCCACCTGTAGTATTGAATATAGGTAATCCAATTGTGGATATGCCTGGTTGTGTGAAAGCACACCAAGATAATCAGATGCATGCATTAGGATTGCCTAAAGATAAAAATCTTGTAGATCAAGATCCTGATCGTGCAATGATACTCTGTGATGCACAGGTGCCATCATATGACGCAATGAATTATGAACCAGAGCAGTTAATAATTACAAGAGAAGCAGAGGTTCCCCCTGTTGCACCACCACCAGAAGTTGAACCACCAGAAGTTCCACCCACTGGTGACTTAGGAAAGAAAGAGGATGTTCCTTGTCCTGGTCCAGGTAATTTAAGAGTTGGTGACTTAACACAATCAGGTGATGAAAGAGTTGTAGGTCATAAGTTAAGTGATGATGGTAAGGTCTGTGAGACAATATATGAACCAACTACCGCAGTCGAAAAATTTATTCCCTCTACAAATCAGGCAACAAATGCACTTGCAATCGCAGTTATCGCAACAGCAGGTGCGACTGCGACACCTATTATATTAAGAATAGTCAAACCGATACTTACAAAGATTTGGAAGACTATTCAGAAAAAATTAGGTAAAGATGTAAAGAGACTTTCTACATCAGAATTACAAACAAATAAGTATCGTGAGAAGAAAGGTTTACCACCTTTGAAGAGAAAATAATTATTTCTTAGTATTACCGATTGATATTTCTTTTAATACACTAGCATCATTACTGATGGGTGGTTTTGTTGTGATTTCATGTGTATGATTTTCTACAACGCCTGGTGGATTTACTAATACTACATCAGCACATACTGCGTGATATGGAGATTTTGGATGAAACATAACTCCTGCCTTCATTAGTTCACCACAGTTCTTAAGTCTTGCTAATTCAAAATCTAATCTTTTGTTCGCAGTTAATTGTTCTTGATATGCTATTTGTGTTGCTGCTGCCTCCATACACTTCTCTCTTGCTTCCTTATCTAATGGTCTTGACCAAGTAGCAGATATACCACCTGATATATTATAAACTTCT